GTTTCAGGTAAATAAATTTTGCCTTCTCACCTTCCTTTATAGTTTCGTATGTTTTATCTAAACTCATATCTTTGAGCATTTTGTTCCACGTACCGGCAGCCCTTACTTGTACTGGTGTTCCTTTTATAAAACCACCGTTTGAGTTTATAAATTTATTTAGGCCATTAATTCCTCTGGGAAATGCTATTTCGCTGACAGGTAATTGCTTAAACTCTTTTTTATAATCTCTTATAAATTTTTGTAGGTCGGCTTCGGTACCTGACAGTATTATATTAGTTGCGGTTTTTAATTTAACTCGAACATTCTTAGGTGTCGAAGACCTCACCATTTCCATGCCAATAACCTTAAGTTTAGGTGTTTTATATCGGACGCCTTCACTGTCTAAAACGTTCATTATATACCTTTTCTTTCCGGTCCATATAGCTCTGTTTGAAATTATTTCTCTCTTCATGACCATTTTTTGTTGAAAATGATTAAACGTTTCGGCTAGTTCTTGATATTTTTCATCTATGAATGGTTCTATTACTTTACGAGCATAAGAATCCAACATATTTACTATATCATCTCTAGTAGCATTAGGTTTCGTTTTTTTGTATTTTTCCACTAATGATTCAAACGAAAAATAAACAGAATCGGTATCGGAATAAATTAGCACATCTTTTTCGGTTTGCAGGTATTTTTTTAAATATGAGTTAAGTTTTTTACCTATCCATTTTATAGCCATTTGACCTTGAGATGTGACTGCTGAGGCGTTTCTTATATCATAATATCTAAAGAACCTATTACCGCTTGCCCCATATATAGAATTTAGACCAACTTTCTTGACTAATTGATAATTGCTGTACTTAGATACATTTGATTTAAGAATATTTATTTTTAAAGGATCGGTTTCAATTTCCAGTGCTACCTCGGCCTCAATCATTAACCTTTTATATTCCTTGCGTTCTGTGTAAAGTTTTTCTAGCAATTTAGGGATAAATCCTTGTTTACTTTTGTCGTAAAAATAACCATTAGCGGCTAAAGACACATCATACATACCCAATGTTTGTTTTACCGAATCAGGTAATCCATTTTCTATTATATCGTCTAGTGTGTTTACATTTATAATATGACTCACAGGTTCAATATCGGTCCTTAATGTTTCTGTGCTAATATTAGTACCCATCATTATGTGAGGATATAGAGAATTTAAGTCAAAACTCATAATCCAGTCATAACCGCCAACAATAGGATCCATTACATAACCGCCAGGAAAAGATTCCTTTGGTCTAGATTTTTTCTTCGGAATAACAATATTAAGTGATTTTAAGTGGTCGTAGAGATATGAATCCCACATTCTAATCTGAGAAGATGTGTCCTCATAATTGACATTAAATTCATAAGCCATGGTTTGGACTAGAGATAATAACTGATTTTTATCATCTAATTTTTTAACCAATTCAACATCTTTTATATTATATTCTATGTATTTTTGATAATCCGACTTATACAGTTGATGTAAATTTTGATACTCTGAGTAATCTATTTTCCTTTCGCCTAATTCATATTCAGCAACATCTTCTAATTTATAAGATTCAGGTGTGGTAAATGTTAGTTTTTTGTATAACTCCATGTAATCAAGAACAGAAATCCCATAGATGTCTATTTTCGTTTGTTCTTTATTATAAATTCCCGTTGAATTTACTATTTTTTTATACGCAACCTTGAATGGAGATAACCTTTTTGCGTCTTTTTCGCCTAGAATTTTTTCAATGCGATTATAGATATATGGAATATCAAAAAATTCAACGTTCCAACCTGTTACTATATCAATATCAGCATCTTCCCACCAATTAAGAAACTTGTGTATCAGTATTTCTTCACTGCTACAATAGTAATAAATTACATTGTCTATGTGCGGTGTATAGTCACCGATGCCCCAGACATGGTATTTACCATTAAAGTAAATAGTAATTGCGGTAAATTCTTCGTTAGCTAATTTAGGATCAGGAAAACCATTTTCAGAACCTACCTCTATATCTATATTTGCGATTCTTATTTTTTTCGATTCGTAGTTATTTCCGTTACCGAATTCTGATATAAACATATAAGTTGGCGAAATATCGCCAAAAATATCAAAATTGCTAACGCCCTTATATTGGTCGGTAAAACTTTTTAACTCGTTTATGCTATCAAATTTTACAGGTGCTACCGGCTTTTGGTCTAATGTTCTCCATACGGTATCTGTGGTAGTTGGTATATAAAGTGAAGGTTTATAGTTAATTTTTTCACGGAACCTTTTTCCTTTTTTCCAACCTGAGACTAAAAGTTTGTTCCCATGTTGTCTTACGTTTGTATAGAAATCTAGCATAGTTTTAATTTGGTTAATGAATCATAATATAACAAAAAAAGCCCGTAAATCAAAACGGGCTTAGATAAATTTATAATTTATGTAATCCTGGCTGCTTGGTTATAATTTCAGATTCCTTGGTTATAATCCCGGAACCAAAAACTGATTCCCACTGATTCCTTATCTCGACAACAGGAATCCCTTCAGCCATGAAAGAATCTGCTTTAAATTCTACTACATCATTGTCTAAATATGTCAGTATAGGTTGCATAGAAAGTTTTGGTTGTGAATTAGCTACAGGTACATTAACCAAAATGCAAGGATTTTTTATATTTATTACAGCCGGAGATTTATTTTCTATAGAAGATATTACTTTACCTATAATTTCTTCGCCTATGTGAGTTCTGAATAGTTTTACCATGTTGTGTATTTTATTTCGTTGTTTATATTAGCAACTCTTAATAGTTGGTTGCGGTTTTTGTTTTTATTGTATGATACATGGACCCAGGAAGGATCTTCTGTTGTACCAAATTCCCATATTAACTGATCAAATTCTAAATTATCTTTTATGAAGTAAAATAAATCCTTATTTGTAAGTTCTGGATTCATATCAGCATCTAAATCCATGGCCATACCTAAACTATGTTGACTTGTTTTACTACCACCTATTTTTTCGTTTAATGAACGACTTCTATAAAATGAAGAAATATAAACTTTTACTTTAAATTTTTCTACTATTTTATCATAAATTTCAGATGCTAATATTTGACTATTAAGCAAATGCTCATCTGTCGGCGAATTATCAATTCCAAGTCTTTCAGCGGTTGCTGATTTAATTAGATCCTTGAATGTTGCGTATTTGGATATTTTTATGGGATTGCTCAATTGTCTTTTTTTTATTTTATATGTTGGTAGTTTCATATTTAAAAAAAAGACACCGAAAATCAATCCGATGCCTTTTAGTCCTCAGTAAACTATTAAATTTTTGTATGTTTGGTTGTATTACCTATCGAGTATTTTGGAATACATTCCCAATCTTTTTTGTGTGAAAATGGTATAATTTTTACCTGAGATATTGGGCATTCATTTCTAGGCTCAATACAAAGTATGGTCAATAAACCCCAATCCTCGAGTAATCTAGCTATAGTATTTCTTCGATTTATAGAAGAACTATCTATATCAGAGTTTTTACCATCAAGAGCAAAAAGTTCCTTAAAATGTAGTATGGAATATTTTCCTCTTTTATGTAAAATGTGGCAAGATTGAAACAATTTTCTACTTGTTTTTGAAGCCACGCCCATTCGTGTAAGTGTTTCTTTTACTTTCAAAAAGTCTCCCCTTTCCTTTAATTGAACTTCTATTCCGTGCCCGTTAAAAATATCAATTTTTGGTTCCATTGGTTATTAACTCTTCAATTCTTTTTAGTTGTTCAGTGTCCAGGATTTTCAAAAAATCAAGTGCCTTTTTTCTATTTACATTGTAATAGAACATTACGTTTGCTAAATGGTTATCATTTTCAGGTTTAATCCATTTGGAAAACCTTTTTCTTTTTCTTATGGTACTTAATAGGTATATGTATTGAAGTTTGCTATCTATATGACTGTTCATATTCATTAAGTTTGCCTGTTCGATAGTATCAGGAAAATAAGAAAGAGTTCGGTTTGTTATATAAGGAACATAGGTTTTTTCTACCATCTCATCATTCAATGAATTTTCCATCAAATTGTCCTTAGTAAAATTTATAGAATTTATAAATTCAAACGGGGAACTCTTTTTTTCCTTTTC